TCATTCATTATTTTTGTTGTCCCCAGTATTCTCCTCCTTGAATACCTGTATCACCATAGAAAATTTTCTTTTTAGGTTTCTCGGTTTCTGTTTTAGTTTCTTCGTCATAGTTTGAGATTTTTAAAGAGTCATATGAAGATCTCCATTCAGCTTCTTTTTGTGCTTCCATTCTTTCAAAGTATTTATTTCTAATTTGTTGTTTAGCTAAATCTTGGGCGAAAAACCCAAGTGGATTATTTCTTACTTGTCCATAAGGATTCTCTGCTCCGCCTAATGCCCAGTTTTCTGCTCTTTGTTCTTTGGTTAATTCTTGTCCTTCTTCTGCAACATGTTGTGTGAAGCCTTCTACAGGCCCAGAATTAGCTCTAGCCATTAACATGCACATAATTAAGCCCTTTGATTGATAATGTTATATAGGGTCAGGATCTTTGCTGGATCACTGATTGGTGATTTCCCACTATGATGATTGATCCATTGTTTTTGTGCAGCTCTAACTGTTGCAGGGTCATAATTCATACTTCCGTATCCACCTGCAATAAGAGTTTCTGATGAACCAATAGAGTTATTTCTTATATCTGCTCCTGATTGAGAGAAGCCAAGTTTGGTTTCCCTTGTCTGGTTTCCTGATTGTTCTGGAGCTGCACCACACATTGCTTTTCTGTATTTTTCTTTAGTTTACCGCTAATGTTGTATTGTGTTTCAACAAATTTATGGCAGACAACCAACAAGTTGCTCCTTCAGACAAGAAGGACGAGAAGAAAAAAGGCGTAATGAATAAACTGCAAGAGCTAACTCCTGACAAAGAAGAACAAGTAGCACTCATTGGAGTTGCTGTTCGTTTGGGAATTGTTGTTTGGAGTGGGTTTTGCTTGACTTTGGCGTATATAGATTTGCCTGGATTCCCTAAGCAGACCTTCGACCCGACCTTTATAGCTTCGATTTTTACGTCAACACTCACTACGTTTGGGGTGCAGGCTGCATCTAAAAAGGGTGGGAACGGAGTCAGTAAAGAGGAAATGCAAAAAATGATGGCTGCTAATCAAGCTGGTGTTGGCGAGCAAATCATTCGTGTCCAAACTCCTATTAAAATTCAATCACCTGATGGAGGAGAACTTCAGCAGGTAGTTCAACCTCCAACTCAAACCCCACCTAAAGACGCATGAAGAGATTACTTTTCCTTTTATTCCTAGCAGCTCCTGCTCAGGCAGATATTCATCATGCTATAACCACGAGCACTCAGCTCACGGTTAATGCTGCTGCAACACAAGCACAAAGAATAGGTTCATCCTTCTCAGCCGCTGGGAGCAACATAGATACAACTGATGGAACGACTGCGAACACCGTCTCAGCAGGGACAATTACGAGTGGCATTTATTCGCCTGGAGCGATTGCTGCAACGCAAGATAACCCAGGAGCCGCCTTCTCGTATTCCCAGTCCTATACTCAAGGGGATGCTGTACCTACTTCCGCACCGAGTGTGGGTGCGGTAGGTAATTTCAGTAATGTAACTTCTACCGCTGCTGGAGCAAAAGATACATTAGCGGGTACGATTACTAGCCAAGGTGTTATAACACTAACCGCAGGTGGGGCTGGTACTTCAGCAATTGGTAGCGTAGAGAGTGCTTTAACTATTAAGTGATGAAGCGGCTTTTGCCACTGTTATTACTTATAAGTTCCCCTGCTTATAGTGTTCCCGTAGTTCCAAATTTCACTAGCGGGAGTATGACTTCCACTACAAGAACTACGTCAGTGGTATCGGAAAGTATTGTGTCTCATGATTACAATACAGGCCATGAATATACGCTTGGGGGTTCAAATCTAACGGTAAGTGGATCAACAATTTCTCCAGATAGTACCAATGTAACAGGAACCATTAATGGAACATCACACACATGGACTGGCTTAGATCTAAATTCAAGGCCAAACGTCACGATTACAAATGGCGGTCAGCCATTTCAATTCGCAGAGACGTATCGTGGGCCTGGCCTTTCCAACGTGACTACCATCAATCGAACAACAAATATAGAGTCCGTCACAGAAACTACCTCGGTCTTCTCGCAGTAGCTCTTTTATATGGAGGGAGTGCTGTGGCGCAGACAAGTTCCACAGCAGCTCCCGTAGCTAACAGTAGTGGAAGTGTGACCAATATGGGAATACAAAATCTACCAGGGAATAGTGTTACGAATCATTACGGAGGTAATATTATTTGCCAAGGCCCAATGTTAACTATCTCTCCATTTGTCACTGATTCACATACATATAGTACGCCTAGAGAATATTGGTACGATAACCCAAGTTACAATGATGATGGGACGTTAAGCCACCATGTTGCTACACGTACAGGACAAAAAGATAATTTCGCTTTGAATCTAGGAGTCTCTGCTAACTTTTCAATTCCATTAGATAATTCACTTCAAAGAAGATGTAAATCTGCTGTAGATAAACAACTTGCTTTACAACAAGAATTAGTAAATTTTAAAAGATTAGACTTCGAGATTACAAGGCTTAAGAACTGTGGTGAGCTTATGCTTAAGGGCATAGAATTTACAGTTGATTCTCCCTATCGGAATATATGTAAGGACGTAATTGTAAAGGCAAAAAGAGGACAAGTGTTACCTCACCGACACACACTTAAACCTTTAGAGGTGGTAGTCCCTTCTTCTGACGATAAGCGTTAGCTCTTTTTTCTGATGCAGTTAATGCTCTAACAGGCTTACCAAGTTTCTTTTTAATCTTATTAATTATTTGTTTGACTATTGGCTTGACCACACGTAAGAGGAGAGGGGTGGCAAGAGCGGCAGAAGTGGCAATAAGAGTAATACCAGTAGTAGAAACAACTTGAGGAGCAGTTGGTATTGCATTAATAACTTGTTGCTGCATTGTTAGTTTCTTGTATTGCGTAACGCAGCGATTCCCTATTAGTTGATATCCAATTATTTCTTTCCTGCCATCTTCGATTTTAGTGCCAATCTCCGCTGCTCCAGGTGGCGGGCAATCCTCGATTTCCTTGGTGGGAGGTGTGTCCGCTGCTGGGATGGGTGGTTGTGGATATCTTTGTTCCTCGCTCTTCGGTGGATATACAAGTTCTTCTGGCGTGTAATCCATTGCGTTGTAGCTTGGATACTCCGCTTGGCATAAGACAACATTTCCTTTTGGATCGTTAGTTACAAGTGCGCTATTTTCCCTGTTATCTCTTCGTGCCTGAACACATCCAGGCATTTCGATAATGGGGAAGCCTAGTTGAACTGTTACAGGTGCTGGAATCTGTAATGATTGAGGTGGTGTTATTTGCCACGTCCGAATAACAGTTTGTTGTATTGGATCAATCCCTATTTTGGGAATTGACATTAAAACTTAGGTAAATTTAGTCCTTTAGATGGTGCAACAGTTGGTAGTGCTGGACTAGATAGACTTGGAAGTTTTATTGATTTTGTTACTTGCTGGACAGCTTTGTCCATTAAGGCATCTTTGTTTCCTTGGAACCAGAAGAAGCCATACGCCCCGCCACCAACAATAGCTAGGACACCGACGCCACTAGCTATTGCAATTCCATCAATAATTTTTCTCATAAAAGAGGAGAAACTTAGTAAATGATAGCGTTTTTGCTAATATTTAAACACCTAGACCCTTCTTGCAACTACAACGGCCCTTTGAGGAGGACACCCAGAGTAAATGAAGATTAGGTCGGGCAAGCAAACCCAATTCTTTTCATTTATCTAGGTCATTTTGTATGGCTAACTTTACAGCTTCGAGGCTGGGTTATGTAAATAACACCGGTACTGCGAACTACGCTAATCTTAACGAATTATTTCTGAAAGTCTTCTCAGGAGAAGTACTTACAGCCTTTCGTAAAGCTACTGTATTCGAGCAATTGCATACAGTTAGAACAATTGCATCAGGAAAATCAGCCCAATTTCCAATAATTGGACTCAGTTCAACTGCCTATCATACTCCAGGCACCCAGTTGACAGGTAATGCAATCAAACATGCGGAAGCCACTATTAACATAGATGATAAACTTGTCTCTAACGTGTTCATTGCGGACATAGACGAGGCCAAGAATCACTATGATGTAAGATCTCAGTACTCAACTGAGATGGGTAACGCATTAGCTTATACATTTGACCAGAATGTAGCGGCTATGGTTGCACAAGCAGCACGTACTGCAACTAACTTCAACACTGATCTTCCTGGAGGTACACGTATCAAGATTGTTGCTACAAATAAGGCAGCAATTACTGGTACTCAGTTAGCTACTGCAATGTTCTCCGCTGCGCAGCAGATGGATGAGAACAATCTTCCTGAGAATGATCGCTATTGCGTCATGGCTCCAGCCGAATATTACAAATTGGCTCAGGAAACTGACGTTATTAACCGTGACTGGGGCGGCCAAGGTGCTTATGCAGACGGCACAGTATTGAAAGTAGCTGGACTACATATCATTAAGTCCAACCACCTTCCAACTACAAACCGTTCTGCTACCACTGGTGAGAACAACACCTATCACGCAGACTTTACTGACAGTGTTTCACTTGTGTTCAACAAGCAAGCTGTTGGTACTGTGAAGTTAATGGATCTCAAGATGGAACAAACTGGATCTGATGTTCATGCTTTATGGCAGGGCACATTCATGGTTGGTTCTATGGCTCATGGTAGTGGCGTTCTTCGTCCTGACTGTGCAGTTGAAATTTATACAGCTACTACATAGCTGATCTTTATGGGGGGCTTGTCCCCCCTTCTTCTTATTATGGCTTTACTCAGAACATCCGAATTAGAGGCAGTCAACAGAGTTCTTCAAATGTTAGGAGAAGCTCCAGTTGCCAGTATTACAAATCAATTTGGTTTAGCAAAACAAGCTGGTGATTCTATTAAAGATGTCAGCCGTAGAGTTCAAGCCGAGGGTTGGTCATTTAATACAGATTACAATGCACTTTTAAAACGTAATTCAGTTGATGAGATTGTTGTAGGTAACAATGTTAGCCGTGTTGTAATTGATCCTCTCACTCATCCTGACTATGAAATCACTCAAAGAAATAGCAAATTATATGATCGGTTAAATCAGACATATACTTTCACAGAAGACTTGAGAGGAGATATTACTTACATGTTTGATTGGGATGATCTTCCAGAACATGCTCGTCAATACATAATGACTAGAGCAGGAAGACAATTACAAGAAGCAATTATTGGTAGTGCTGATCTAACTAAATTAAATATGGCTGCTGAATCTGAAGCAAGAACACAATTTATAGAGGAAGAAACAACCAAAGCTGATCATAATATGATTAGGGGTAATCCTAATAGAGTTGGTCCTTTAAGCACCTATGCCCCTCACCGTGCTGTTATTAGGTAACTATGCCATTAATTAGTAGCACTATCCCTAATTTAATTAATGGGGTTAGTCAACAACCACCAGCGTTAAGACTTGCTTCTCAATCAGAAGCAGTTATTAACTGTATGCCTAGCCCTGTTGAAGGTTTAAAGAAGCGTCCGCCTTTAACTCATATTGCTAAATTATTCTCAGGGACTGCTGGATCAGGAAGACCATTTACTCAAATCGTTGATAGAGACGGAACAATTCAATATCTTGTTTTCATTCAAGACGGAGATTTAAAAGTATTTGGATTAGATGGTTCTAGTAAAAGTGTTAGTTTCCCTAATGGAAAAGCTTACTTAGATGTTACAAATACAGCAGATCCTTCAGATAAATTTAGAGCTGCATCTGTTGCAGACTATACCTTTATCGCAAATAGAGAGAAGACAGTAACTACACATTATTCTGCAACCTATAGTCAAAGTGGGACAACAGTTACAGTTACATCAACTGCTCATGGCCTAACTACTTCGGATCGAATTTCAATAGATTGCACATCTGGAACAGGAGTTGATGGAAAATATGATGTAGCTTCAGTTATTGACTCAGATAGTTTCACCTATACAGTCGCAGCATCTGCAACTACAAGTGGAGATTGTGCCTATAACGTCATGTCTCCGACCTTTGGCACTAAGTCAATGGTATTTATTAAAGCGGCAGATCACGTCACAACTTATAAAGTCAAGATTAGAAGTGCTGATGGAAATACAACTTTAGCGGATGTTAGTTACACAAGTCCTGCTGTTGGTTCTGGTACTCCTGATACCTTGACGATTGCTACTGACTTAAAGAATTCATTGGTAACAGCATTGGGAAGTGGTTGGACTTTAAATGTTGTTGACTATATTATTCAAATCACGAAAGATGATGGGGCTGATTATCTATTAGAAAGTAGTGATACTAAAACTGGAACTTATACAAAGGCAATCAAAGGAACTATAGATACAATTACTGATCTTCCTACTCTTGGGGAACATGGCTTCGTTGTTAAGATTCAAGGTACAAAGACAACACAGTTAGACGACTACTATGTGCAGTTTGAAACTTCTGCGGGTAGTGGAACAGGAGCAGGTATTTGGCGAGAAACAGTTGGACCTGATATTGCTCATGGATTTAATAAGACAACAATGCCTCATGTTTTAGTAAGGAATGCAGATGATACCTTTGTCTTTAAAGAATTTGACTGGGCGGCGAGGGTAGCAGGAGATGAGATCACTGCGCCTAATCCAAGTTTTGTTGATAGTAAAATTCAGAACATCAACCTATTTCGAAACAGACTTGTCTTCCTTGCAGATGAAAATGTAATCCTTTCTGCTACAGATAACTATGACCGATTCTGGCCAGAGACTGTCCAAACTATTGTCGATAGTGATCCTATTGATTTGGTTACTGGTGGTACTGAGATCAATTTCTTAAACTCTAGTCTTTCCTTTGCAAACACACTTCTCCTCTTTAGTCGTCATGGACAATTTAGATTAGATGCTGGCAGTACAACAGTAGGAACAAGCTTAACTCCTAAGACAGCAAATGTAACTGCAATTACTAGCTTTGAGATGGAGCCAAGTGTCGATCCTATAGCTGTAGGTCGAACCGTTTATTTTGGTATTCCAAAAGGTGAATATAGTGGATTGAGAGATTTCTTCCTGCCTGATTCAACAGGTGGTGTTCCATTATCTGAGGAAGTAAGTTCATCTATTCCGAGATATATTCCAAGTAATTTAACTAACTTAGTTGCATCAGTTTCAGAAGAAACAATAGTAGCAATTACAAAAGATCAACCTAAGCGCATTTATCTTTACAAGTTCTTCTTTGAAGATGATAGCAAGTTGCAATCTGCTTGGTGTCACTGGGAAGTCAAAGGAAGTAAATCTATATTAGGAGCATCTATTTTAGATAGTGATGTTTATTTAACGATTGAATATAGCGACGGTGTTTATCTGGAAAAAGTTGCATTAAGACCAGAGACTGTTGATGAAGGTAGTTCTATTGAATTACTTCTAGATAGAAAAGTTACAGAAGCAAATTGTCATGTAACAGTGATCAATCAGGGTGGAGCTGGTGTTCAATCAATTATTAGTCTTCCATATCCAACTCCATCTACCGGTGTGATGGCTGTTGTTGGAAGAGATGTTTCTGGCAATACTATGACTCATGGCCAGGTTTTAGTTCCAAGCAGTGAGACAACCACAGGTTCGACTCAAGCTGGTTTTACAGGTAATGCAACATTGACAGTGTTAGGTGATTTGAGTACAGCTAAATTCTTTGCTGGTGAGTTATATGACATGAGATATGAATTCAGTACACCATATTTAAAAGAGCAACCTTCCGCTGGAGGCATGGCTGTTGTCTCTGGACCTAAGTTACAGATCAGAACATGGGCCGTTGTCTTTGATGAAACATCTCACTTCATTTTAAGAGTGACTCCTGCGGGTAGAACTACAGTCGAATATCCGTACAATGGGTTAACTGTTGGTACTAGCCCTCCTCTTCTTGGATCTCCAGGTATCGGAACCGGACATTTTCGAGTTCCTGTCTTAGCTAGTAGTCTCGATACAAAAGTCGAGATTTTAAGCAGCAGTCCTTTACCTTGTAGAATCCAATCAGCAGAATGGGAAGGCTTCCTACACTCCAGAGCAAAGAGACTCTGACTAATTCAGCTTATACTCGACCTTCTATTCTAGAAGATGTTATTGCTCTTTCTGAGAATATGAGGCAAGAAGATATAGATGAATTGAAGGCGACTGGAGACACTCCCAAGGGGTGTCTTCTTTATTGCTATTTAGCTAGTAAACCTGCTGTCACAATGATTAGTCGTCATGGTTATGTAATGGGGATGTATGGCGTGATTCCAGAAGGTCTTAAAAGTGGAAGGATATGGATGTTAGGTCACAAGAAAATGGTTGATGATTTAAGAGATAAGATTTGGTTTTTACGGGAGTCACAGGTTAGATTGAAGAAGTTGCATGAGACATATCCTTTAATGTTCAATATAGTAGATGCAAGGAATACAACTCATGTGGAATGGTTGAAATGGATGAAGTTCAGTTTCATTCAGAAGCATCTTCTTGATGCAAATCATTTGTTTTATGAGTTTGTGAGGATCTAACTTATGTGTGGTGTTGCTGCTGCTATTGGTATTGGTAGTGCGATCTTAGGGATCGGACAGCAGTATATGGCGTATCAGCAAGCCAAGGCTGATACTGAATTTTATAATCGTCAAAGGAATCTTGAATATCAGGGTGCAACATTACAAGCACAAGCAAATAGAAATACTGAAGCTATTAGAGAACAAATGAATGATAATTTCCAGGCACAGACAAAGGCTTTAGCTGATATTGCATTTCACAATAAATCCACAGGTATTACTGTTGAGCAACAACAAATACAGGTAAAAGCTTCTCAAGAAAAGAAAGAGAGAGAATTAGAAGCATGGGAAGCTAGAGGTGCTTATACAGCTCAAGCACGAATAGGTCATACTGTTGATTCGTTACTGCGAGATATTAAGGCACAAAAAGGAGCGGCTGATTTCTTGACGAGCCAGAATAGTGCCTTTGCCTTTAGTAAGACTCAACAAGATAGACGAGTTGCTCAGGCAACAAGGGGATCAAGGATTGCTAGTGCCCGTGATTATATTAAGACGACTTATCTGGATCCTGTTAAACCGTTGGAGAAACAAGCTCCTGGCTTCGGTGCTTATGCGTTAGGTATGGCAAGCAGTGCGTTGGGCGGTTTCAGTAGTGCTCATAGCATTGCTAGTAGTAGGTCTGCGAAAGGCCTCGAACCTTGGGGATGGGGAGTTAAATCTTAACTAACTATGGCAAAGTATTCACTTGGTAAAAATGTCGGTACAACTGACAGAACAACACAGCAGAGAGTTGCGCCTAGAGCAGGTGAAGATAAAGCTCTAGCGTTTAGAGGAACTCCAGGAGAAGTTAAGAAGATTAGAAAGCCTGAAGTTGTTATTCAGAGATGGCAAGGTGATACTTATGTAAGTAATCCAGCTCCAACATTAGCACCGAAGTTAGATCTACCTGAATTAAGAAATGTAATAGCAGAACCTAATAGAGATTTTGCAAGACTTGCAGATGCTTTAGGTACATTTAATAAACAACTTGTTAATTTTGGAACTGTTCAAACAGAGTATGAAGGACAAATGCAGAAGGCCGCCAGAGATGAGGCGGATGCAATTATTAAACAAACATCTGTAGATGGAACTGCTAATCAGAAATTAGGAAATTTAACTGCGGAATTAGAGAGAGTTATTAAGGATGAGAATTCAAGTGAAGATGATAAAGATTATGCACGTAGAACTTTAGATAGGATTAAAGCTGATAGTCGATTAAAGCCAGCAATAGAATCAGCATATAGAGAAGAAGCAGTTCTTAATAAGGCCTACTCACTTGACTCCGCAGCAAAGACTGAATCAATAACACGAACAGAAGTTGTTGATGGTGAAGAAGTTGAAGTTCAAGTTCCTATTCATACTCTTTCTCCTAATGATCCTGATTATTTAAAGTGGGCTAATAATTATCTTTTTGGTTCTGAAACTAAAAGATTAACTTCTTTTGAATATAGAAATGTAAAAGGAACTTTAGCCCAGGTCTTAGCTAATAATAGATCTGCTCAATCTAAATTATATAACGCACATTTAGATGCAGAATATGTTGACCATTTTAATCGTACAACGAATGAGATAGGCTCTCAACTTAAGAATGAAGACATTACAAATGAACAGGCTGCATTTAGAATACATCAACTTTTAGATAGAGGAAGGTATGGAACTGTTTCAGGAACAGTTAGAAAACAATTAGATGAAAATTTAATGGAAAATATAATAGTTGCATATATGAAAGATAATCCTGGAGCAACTCCTGATGATTTAGAACCTTTATTTAATATGTTAATGACAGGTCCAGTTGAAAGTAGAGTTTTAAAAAAGGAGAGAAAAGTTACAATTACCACTGAATCACAAGCGGAGCAGTATTTCAAAGATACAGGTAAGAAAGTAGAGATAGGAGATGAGATAGTGGAAGAATATGGAGTACTTAATGACAAACAGAAATGGCTAGGTCAATTCCCAGAAGGATATATGGAACAACGTATACGAGATGCTAATGCCAAACTTGCACAAGATGATGAGAATGCACAAAGAGCAGCAAATGGAATAGAAGATGCGAATTTTCAGACTATTTTTACAAACGACATCTTTCCGTTGCTTGCTGGTGAGAAAGAGAATCTTAGTATGGCGAGGAAGTTGTTAGAAGAAAAAAGAGCTGAAGCTCTTAGCAATGCAAATGGAGATGGTATAAAGATAAACGCTATAAACAAAGCCTATGACAAGGGTTTAAATACATTGTATGGGGTATTTGCTCATGATTACAATACAGATAAGGCGAAGCTAGAAGACGCAAAGAGAGATGCTTTAATGGATCAAACTAAGATTGGTAATTTTGCGCTTCAATTGGATTTATTTACTCGAACATATAAACATTATCCTAAAGCTCAAACTTATATAACTAATCAAGCTTTCCAATATGAGAGATTATTTACAAAATTAGAAGAACAACAATTAGAACCAATTAAAGGATTATTAAAAGCTGGTAAAGAGTATTACGTAAAAGTAATTGGAAAAGGCCATGAAAGCAG